CGTCTACGATTATGCTCATATCTCCTTAGCTCTCACTACCCTTTCTACCCCTGCCTCATCTAAAGTCATATAAGGGTCTTCTTCTATGCTAGGTGCTGGCTCGGGGGTTTCTTCCGGCACGGATTTGTACTCCTCAAGGGTCTTAGCCATGAGTTTCAGCTCTAATTCTCCACGTTCTTTTCTGTTTTGGTGGTCCTGATAGACAAGATATGCGAATTGAAGAAGAATTACCGCAAATAACACAAGTTCCATGTGATAATTATACCCCATTTCTAATCCAAGCCATAGGGGTCCATAAATTCATCAAACTTTGCGACCCCACGGGACACAATGTCTTGAAGTTTTGAACCTGATTCCTTAAAAGGCTCCGTTTCTACCTCCGCAGGAAAGGAAATATCCTCTATATCGGTGAGAGCGTCAATCATATCGTCCCTTTTTCCACGTGGAAACTTGAGGATTTGCTCTTCTAGGTCGAACATGTCGCTTCTTATGTAGACTTTTCCCCTCTCAAAGCGGGGTTGAAGAACCGACCTTATCCGCACCTCCTTTTTTATCTGAGGTCTTACTGTGATTTCTATTAAAGGAAGGAAAACGTTTCGTCTGTTTTCCTCAGTGTGAATGGGTGACATAATCCCTTGGGCTTGTCCGATGACTTCTATCGTCATGGTTTGGGGGTGCCACTGGGCATTTACAGAAAAAAGCTGTTCAATGAGTTCCCCCGTGGTCCACTTTCCGCTCCTTGTCTCCATAATCCACCAGTTATTTTCTATGTCCACTCCTACTATTATAATAGAAGACTCGTCGGCGTACTCGGATTGAGAGACTGCGGGGTCACAAACCGCAAACATATTCATTCCTCCGGGCGGACTGGCAATCCTTTCCCCGGGTCCGTAGTATTTGAGCATGCTCCTTTTAATAAGTGCGGATTCCTCATCAACTGGGTCGTTTAAATAAAACGCACTAAACACGTAAGAGCCTTGCAGGGATTTTAATTCTTTCAATTTCTCTTCGTTTAAAAGTTCAGGGAAATATAACTTGCCTTTTTCAAGATACGCCCCTCTTATATAGGAGTCGATTTCCTTTCCGTACTTTTCCATTATCCATGAATAAAGTTCGTAGTAGCTCCAGCGAGTACCTATTATAATCATCTCTCCGTCATAATCTAATAACGAGAAGGCTCTCTTCCACCAGTCGATAACTTTTTCTGCCTGATAGCGGGTGGAAGAATTCTCAAGGTTCACAAGGTCATCACAGATAATCATGCTGTAGTGCTGACTCACAAGGTTGCCCCCCACCCCCACTGCAGTAACGGTTGCTTCTTTTGTTCCAAGCCCCTTTCCTGTTACATCAAACTCATCTTCATTCCAACGAAGCTTAGGGTCATAAAACTCTCCATATAATTGAATTAAAAGTTTGTTTCTTCGCAGGTGGTCTTTAATTTCAGTTAAGAATTTTTGTGAATTGTTAAGTGTTGCGTTAGCGATTAAAATTCTTGCGTTCCTATCCTGACATATAGATTGTATCGATTTTCCTACGGTAAAAAAAGTAGATTTGAAACACGCTCTTGGGACAAGAATCATTTTAATTCTTCTTTCAGAATTCTTATACCAGCGAGTCCACTCACCGTGAACGTGATCTACTAATAAATCTTGTCTCTTTTTTTCTGATTCTAAAATGTACTTATTAAAAAAGAAAAGATCCCTAAGACCCTTCTCCTTCTTTTTTATCAGAAGACTTCTGTACAATTCCTCTTTGGGTGTCATAGTCAATCATAGCTTTCTCTAAATCAGCCCTTACCATTCCGGGAACAAATATCTTTCTCGTAGAGGCTAGAGTCACAAGTTTCCTCCAAGGCAAAGTAGTATAATCCATATCCGTCTTAAGCATCTTGTTATCGTAGGCAGGGTGGTATTCCACAAGACCCACACGGGATCTGGTAAGAGCATGTTTAGCAACCTCGTTTGGGAACTCTCTGGATTCTCTTGCGTCCATGATGTACCGCACCCCCCCGATAAGAAACTCTACTTTTTCATCTGAAGGATTATATAATCTCATAGGCTATGCCTTTATCCTTTCAACCTTAAAAAGGTCCTTTCTAGCTCTCTTATTGTAAACCACAATAGGAAGCTTCTTTAAATAGAAATACATGTTTCTGCTAAACTCTCGAATGTTAACTCTTTCCACCCTACCATTATATCCCAAGTCACGACATCACTCAAGTTTCCTTTCGACAGTAACGATAGTATCGTTGTGCAACCTGCCATGACAAACCAGCAGAACCTCTAAAAGCTCAAAACCCCGTTTCTTTCCCATGCCAATACTATTCCAACCAAAACTTATTACAAGCCCTCCGGGTTTTATCTTTTGTGAAAGCAGTGTTTTGGTGTTGCTGTAAAACTTCGTGGTAACCCACTTCTTATCCAACCTGCACCCCACCCCCTCGTAACATTCCATTATCTGCCTTAAAGAATAGGGCGGGTCATACAGACCCCCATCATAATTATTGTCGGGCTGTTGTTTCAGAAACTCTATCGCTTCCATGTGATATGTAGTAGGAGCTTTTGGATTAAGGTCGTTGGTAACTTGTGCGGGGCTGTGATAACCGGCAAAGGGATCAATCCACATTCCTTTAACAAACATTCCTTGACCGACATACCTACTTAACAGCTTCCTTATGGGCTTAATGGTAAAAGTCCACTTATTCGGCATAGCCCACACTCTCTCAATTTTCATTCAAGTTGGTCTTTCAATTCCTTAATATGTTTATCCAACTCTTCCTCTGTCATCTCAAGGTTAAGGTTTAGCTGTTGCTTGCGTTCTGGCGCATAGACACCCCCGATTTTATTAACTTCCTGAATGTACTTTAAGCGGGTGTCGTAATTCACGGTACCGTCCTTATCTACAGCATCCAAACCCTCAATTAACTTGCCCTCCGTGACGCTATCCGCCCCCAGGATACGTTTTTCCACTAAAGAGGCAACTAATGCTTCCCTAAAGTTCGGGTTAGCTAACTGCTTTGAAGTAAGAGACCTGGCCGTGTTAGCGTTTTTCACAGGGTAGAACTTTCCTACTGACCCAACTATATCCATCTTCTTGCCACGCTCCACCTTAGCTACAACATCCCTAATCACAAGATCCTGCTTATAACTTAACCCATGTGGGTTTTTAGGAGTTTTTCTAATTTTCATAGATTTAAAACCGTCCAGCTTACAGACAGGGCGCAAAACGCCAAAATTACTAAAACAACTATAACAGGAACAACTAAAACATTAAACCGATCAATTACGAACCCCCAAGCCAAGCAAAGCAAAACAATCCCTAAAGGTAAAAGAGCTATTACAATCATTTATGTTCCTTAACAACCGGATTATACACCGGAACCTGGTTGTGGTACTTACCTACATTACACTCGTAACAGAGGACTTGGAGGTTATCATCTCTATTATCACTGGGAATGGAGTTAATGTGGTCGATTTCCAGCAAGACCCCGCCCCCCGCTTTGGAACCACACAATCGGCAGGTGAAATTATCTCTCTCCATTATCTTGTATCTCCTCTTGGGGTTTAACACCCTCCTTGTTAGCTTCCTATGATTTCTCCACTTCTCCCTTATAGTTCTTATCCTGCGTTCCTCCGAGAGACTAAGAGCCTCTTTAAGGGTTCTTATCTTCCCCTGCCTTCTTAGGTACCTTTGAATACTCCTTTCTGTGATATTAAGATTTAAAATTTTTTTAATTTCCGGAGTCCCGTTTCCTTTTTCATAGAGAGAAAAAATATCTTCTTTAATTTTATCTAATTTAGAAATCACAAGTAAATAGTAACATTAAGGTCGCTAATTGTCAATATACGAAGTATACACTGTAAAAATTTGATAGACGATCCATAGTGTTGGGATATAAATTTTAATTATTCAATTGGACATCGCACTACCACCCCCCCCCTCAATGTCGTTATTTGATATAAAATACGACATCTCTGATGCTGTTATAGAGCCTTAAACTGTATGTAGCTAGTATGTTATATGATTATAGGTTACACACATACAATAGCACATATGACAAACAGACAACAAGCAAGCATAGATCACAATATATAAATACACCACACTATAAAACACAACACACCGGCATACATATTACATACCTATATATCATCTCTTATATGCTCTTCTACTGCTGGGGGTGTCAAGTTTTACCACTAGGCAACAGCTACAAGGTTTACCTTTGGATATTATTTCCGTATTATTTACTCTATACCCCTTGACAAGTTATCAATAGTATGGTACACTTTCTCTGTTATGTTAGTTTAGGCTGATATAACAAGCTCCTTAATAATTTAAAACTAGCAGAATAGGATAGCATGACTACATTCATTAGTCCCGATATTCACGGAAAAGATTATCAAGTCAGAGTTACCTTTATCGGCGAGCCTGATATTGAAATAATCACTAGAGAAAATGCAATTGCAAGGTTGGAAGCATTCTACAACCACACTGCGGAAACGCTGGACAGTTTAGGAATAGGCGAGAAACTGCGAACTAACTTTTCTATCTATGAAAAGATAAGGAAATAACCTTTAGGGTTTTGCTAGTTTTACCATTTATAGGTTACCGTACATGGCATGACTAAGGTCGTGCCGTGCGGGTAGCTTAGAAACTACAGCACATTAACAAGTTAAAAGCGGGTAGATTGGATTATATTATGAACAAGATCAAATATATTATAAGTACACCATATAGGAATTATTATGAGATAGCAGAAAATGGTGGTGTAGTTAAGTACAGCAACGGATTGGATAAAACCAATGCAACAGAAAAAGAATTATTGACATGGCAAGTGTTAGGAATAGCAGAATTATTACCCTTTGGCAATTTAGGTAGAACTATCCCATTAAGCAAGGCTGTAAAGATTAAAAACTTTAGCTTTAAGAATGGTAAACCTAAATATACCGGAGTTGATAAAGACCACGGAACTGTAAGGGTATGGGGCAACACTAAATATCATGGTATTGATAAAGTTTATTTAGCCTAGAGTTATTTTCACCCGCTTTGTAATTATAGGTTGATACTGCAAGTTAAACCTAGCTTGCAGTAATGAGCCTAAAATTGACAATAGAAGAGAGTAAGACAGGCTTTACGTTAAAGCTTTAGCTTAATGACTGGCGGTTGTGTACTAGCGAGCAGACTATTACACAACATTTGGTTATTAAATTTCAAAGGGGGTGAGTAACTTGAAAATAACAAGGTCAACATTTAAAAGCTTCATAAACAAGAACACCGGTAAGCTGTGGATAGATTGCAAGTCGGACTTCGATGGAATGGTGGACATGGTAACAACACACGAGGGACACAGTTTCCATCCGGTGCAAGCAACCGACAGAAACAACGATCATACGTTAGGAATTGGGGGGCTGTGGTTGGTTGGACAGTCAAGAGATTGGTTTACAGCGTATGAGAACGAGGTATTTACAGGCATTGAGGTAAGTAACTGCTGTGGTAACCAGGTGATAGCAGTTAAAAAGTAGGCTGGCGGGCGTGTCTTTGTGCTCGCCAGTTGGCAAGGGCACGCCGTAGACTTTAGTCAATAAGTTTTAACTGGCAAAGACGTAAGTCTTAGAAAGGAATACCTATGCTTAGTAGAAAAGAATTGATTGACTTATTAAGAGCGTGGGAGAACATATCAAAAGATGAGGGTGTGGACTTTCTCGCTAGGGGGGTGGCATTGGATATGGAAAAGGAAATCAAATCGATCCTGGGGCATTCTGGGGGCTTAAAATGCCATTCCTGCGGTCATGTAATGGAGAATGCAGACCAAATAGAATTCTTTGAAGAA